TTATTGTGGAGTTTGGTAGTTTATAGTTTTACTTCTATTGTCACTACTTCTAAGGTATTTGAATCATTTAGAAATTGGTGGTATAAAGGATATAAATGGGTTGCATCTGAAGAGGATCCTTCTAAAGGTAAGTGGGAGCTTGATGGCTCCAGATCTCTCAGGACAGTTAAGATTTGCTGGAAAATAGGGGATTTATTGAAGTGCCCTATGTGTACAGGGTTCTGGGTGGGGCTGGGCTTTAGTGTGGCTTGGTACTCTCCAACAGCATTTATGGGAGGAAATTGGTTTTGTGATGCGTTGCTAGGTAGTACGTTTGCGTACATACTACATTCTCTTATATGGAGGTTGGAGGAAAAAGGATGACACTAAAGGTTCTCTTTAGTGTAAAGAGATAAATTATGCCAAATTATAACTGGATTTGTAGAGAGTGTTCTATTTACTGGGATAGAGAATGTGCAATTGGAAAAGCTCCTGAAAGAACTAGGTGCCCTAAATGTAAGAAATTATCTCATAGATATTATGAGGCGATGAATATTGGAGTATCTTTTAATGATGATAAAGATTTCCATACGGTAAGACGCAGATATCAAAAACATGCTGAAAAAGGATATGATAAGGATTCTGCTAATAGGTTCTTGAGGAGACAAATTGAGGCTAGTAAGAATACTCAAGATGATGAGTCTTTCAGGTACAAGTCAGCAAATTTTAAGTGGGATAAAATGGCAGAGGATGGAGTCGTAAAAAAACTTAGTGATAAAAAAGCCATAGCTAAAAGAGAAAGGGCTCGAAAACTAACAGAAGATGCCTATCATAGAGCTAATAAGATGGGTTATAAGGACATCAATAAGACACACTTAGACATCACGAAACCTCAAAAACAGGGCTGATTATGGCTTATGAATTTAGTGAAAATATCCAACGGGGTATTTTATATCTTCTAAAATCAAATAAAGATTTTTACTTACAGATCATTAATTTGGTCAATCCAGAGTATTTCGAGTATCCCTCTCATTCTAAAATCTTTGCTACTGTTAAAGAGCATTATGAGAAGTATAGTTCTCTCCCTACTGATGAATTTATTTTACAGGATGTTAAATCTAAGATAACTCCTAGAGAAAATTTATCGGACTATCAGGACGAGCTTCATTTCATAAATAATCTGGATACTTCTACCACTACCAACTCAGATTACTTAATGGATTTGGTGGAGGGTTTTGCCAAGAAGGAGGCAATGAAATCTGCTATCTCTGAAAGTATTCTTCTGATTAAAGAGGAGAGGATGGAAGAGGTAGAGGGATTAGTTAAAAAAGCTCTGCTTGTCAATAGAGATGTAGATGTAGGACAGAACTATTTTAGTGATTTGTCTGAACGGTGGAATAGGGTATTTAACAAAAAGGAAGAGAATAAGTATTCTACATTTCTCCCTACCATTAATAAGTCTCTAGAGGGGGGATTAGGTTCCAAAGAATTAGCTATGGTTGTAGCTCCTCCTGGCGTGGGAAAAAGTTTATTCTTGGTAAACCAAGGTGTGCATTCTTTGATGGAAGGAAAAAAGGTTTTATATGTTTCATTAGAGATGAGCGAAGATAAAATTGCTCAACGGTTTGATTCTATTACTACGCTTATCCCTCAACGAAAACTTAAAGAAGTTTCCTCGCAAATTTCGGTGAAGGAAAGATTAGAGCTTTTTCAAAAGGAGTTTCCTGGGAGTAAACTTGTTATTAAGGAGTTCCCCACTAGCCAAGCATCAATTAATACGCTAAGGAATCTTCTGGTTCAGTTAGACAATTATGATGATTTTACGCCTGATCTTCTCATCGTAGACTACTTGGAACTCATGCGTCCCACCAGAGACATTCAGCAAGAGTATCAAGCCCAGCAAAGAATTTCGGAGGAATTGCGGGGTATTGCTATGGAGTATAATTTCCTAGTGTGGACTGCTACTCAAACTAACAGGCAAGGTAGGATGGTTAAGATTATTACAGATGCAGAATTAGGAGATTCCTATGGAAAGATAAGAACTTGTGATTTTGCCTTGTCTTTAAATCAAACTGAGGAAGAATTTGACGAAGGGAATATGCGCGGATATGTGATTAAATCCAGAAATGGAAGGCCAAGATTTATTGTTCCTATGGAGGTAGATTATTCTATCCTTAGGATGCAGGAAGGAGAAAGTACTTTTGGCGCAAATTGAAAAAACGGTATCCTTTATTCAGAAGATTTTGGGAAGTAACCTAAATACTATTGATGCTGGCTATAAAACTTATAGTTTACAGGTAGTTAAGGGACTGAAAGAGGGAGAGCAGAAGTGCTACGGTTTAACGGACTTTGATCTGGGTAAATTGTCTATTGAAAAGGAGATGGATGACCAATTAGCCCGAGAAACCTTATTGCATGAACTAATGCATATAGCCTTCGAACTAACTGGATTAGGAGGAGAAGAAATGACAGGTCTTGTCGCAGAACAGACAAATGAAGAATTAACTACACGGGCCACTAGAGGTCTTCTTCTTTTAATGAATTTGAACAAAGAACTTTTTGAGGTGATATTGAATGAACATAAATGATGTTTCGACTAAAATAATTCTTCCATTTACGCAAATTGCAGCTAGAGTTAATGGTCTTTATGAATTTATAAGTGTAGTTTCTTTATTTAATTCTGAGTTAGTGAGAAAACCCGATGGAGACGATGGTCCTGCATACATCCTTTGGAATGGGGTGTCACGGGCTATCTTATGTGATTTTCTTCAAAACGATGCAGAAAATATTGATAAAATGAACAGAGCCTACGTCTCTAACGGAGGAGTTATTTGTAAAAATACTGATAATTCTTTGTATTCATTAACTGAAAAATTATTTGATCTCCAATATCCTACATACAAACAATCTTTATACCCTGTTGAAGAAGAGAATCTCTCTCCAAACTCTTCCGAACTTCCAGTGAGTGGGAAATTAGTTCTAGATTATGAGACTCAGAAAGTACCATGTAAATATATGGGAATATCTTACATGGAAGAAAATTGTCCTGAAGAACTTGTACAGGGGGAGAGTGGCTCCGAAACAGAAGCTTATTAATTTTTTGTGTTGAGAATTTCCCCGTCTTCCCTATTATAAGGCTGTAACTTCACCCCTCGTTTGTACCCCCAAGACTATTAAAATGACCGATTTGATCGAATCTCTTGAAGACTTTACCTGGGACAATTATAAAGACATCAGCGATGCCCTGACGGAATTTAGTGAGTTTCAAATTGATAATGAAATGATGAGACAGGCATCTGTCTATTCATACTACTATGGATTGATGTGTGCTGCTAAAAATGATATGAATAATAAAAGTGTTGAGCTAACACAGTTTATATCTAAATTCCGCAAAGAAGCTAAAGCTAAATCTGTAGCTAAATTGACTGCTAAAGATTTGGATGACTTGGTTTTTTCTGATCCTCAATATGGACTCCTACAGTCTGAGGTGAATCAAGCATCTTTTAAATACGAACTTCTCAAAGGGCTGGTACGGGCTCTTGAGCATAAAAAGGATATGATTATCCAAGCTTCTGCAAATAAACGAGAAGAAACTAAACTATATAAGTAAATCTACTATAATACACTAACTATTTAACTAAGGAGACTAAAAAATGGCTATTGACCTTGACGCTCTGCGCCTTAAGCATGAGCAACTGACCAACCCCACTGCGGGTAGTAACACAGACTTTCTTCAGAAGTTCTATCAAATCCCTGAGGGTTCTAATGCAGTCCGCATTCTCCCCTGGAAAGATGATGAGAAGGAGTTCTATGCGGAAACTAAGATTCACCGTATTCCTCAACCGAATAACACGGTGAAAAATGTGCATTGTCGTAGAATGCAAGGGGAGAAGTGTCCTCTGTGTGATCTGTATTTCGATTTGTGGAAGCCCGAGAGGGGCTATGGTCGAAAGGAAGACGAAGCTTTAGCTCGTCAGATTAAACCTCGTTCTCGTTATTACATGAACGTTATGGATAGAGAAAGCGGCGACGTTAAGATTCTTTCCATTGGGGTGATTCTTTTCAAGAAGATTATTGCTGCCATGCTTGATGAAGATTTTGGTGACATTACTGATCCTGAGAACGGTCATGATTTTAAAATCGTGAAGATTATGGAAGATCAATGGCCGAAGTATGACCAATCTCAGCCGCGTCCTAAGGCTTCTCCTTTGGGAAGTAACAAGGAAATTGCTGAAGTTATGGGTAGTCTTCATGATATTCATGATCTAGTTAAGCTAGAAGAATACGAAGATGTTAAAAAGTCTGCTGATACGCTGAGAGGTGTACCAGCACAAGGTAGTTCTACGCCGCAGGAACAAACTGAAGTTTCTGACAATGACTACCTCTCTCAATTACAAAATTAAAATATTATGAGAAAATTTATGATTGCTGGTTTGTTACTTTTTGGCATCGTTTCATGTCAAGCAGTAAGTGAGTTTATGGGTGGGGAGAGTCTTGTGGTTACTACCGCAGATAATGTAGTGGATGGCGAAGAGTTTGCTACAGTACCTGTGGATCAACTCCCAGAATCTGTTCGGGATCTAGTTCCCGAAGGTATGGATGTGGTTGTAGTTCCTAAAGAAGCTCTTGTGAGTGAAGATGCCCAGCATATCCCCCTTATGGGTGAAATGAGTGATACTGCTATTGGTACTGCTTTTGATGCAGCAATGCATATTGGTAAAACTTTCGTCCCTGCACTTGCTGGATGGGAAGCTCTACTTGCGCTGGGTTTCAAGCGTAAGCGTAAGCACTATGTTAAAGCTTTCAAAGCACTTGTTCCTACGGATAAGAATGTAGATGTTGGTGGGGTCGTCGCTGGTGTTACGGCTGCTCTAGGTATGACTCACTCCTCTCCTGAAACAGAGGATGTTTTTGACGCGGAAGAAGAAGAAGAAGCCTAAAAACTAGAGTAGTATCGGGCTTTTCTAAACTATAATAAGGGGGTTCCTTCGGGGACCTCCTTATTTTTTATACCTATGAGTGATAAACTAAAAATACTAGCGTGTCCTGCTAATGAGGGAGGTTGTGCTTACTATAGAGTAATAGCCCCCTATAAAAAGATAGAGGAATTATACGGAGATGAGGTAGAAATTCGCTGGAATAAAAATCCTCTAGGAATAGATGAAAAAACGGGGAAGTGGATTCCTGATTGGGATTTTGCCGACATGAAATGGGCAGATATTATTGTTTTAAATAATCTTGCTAATTTCGGAGGGAATTATACAGCTAGGATTGTTGGTAAGGGAAAAGAGTTTGGGAAGTTTATTCATTACGATACTGATGATCTTTTAACAGATTTATACGAGGGTCACAGACTATACGGAGTTTATAAAGAAAAAGGATTATCCGAGATAACAAAGTTTATCTATTCACATTCAGATTTAGTTACAGTAACACAGAAAAAGTTTGCTGAGAGGGTAATGCCTTATTGTAGACATACTTTGGCTATTGTAAAGAACTCAATTGATTACAATTTACCATGTTGGAATATGCCCAAGATTGCTCCCCCTAAAAAGAATTATTGTAGGTTTGGATGGGCAGGAGGAATTCATCATGAGCAAGATGTAAAATACTTTGCTGGGGTTCCTCAGATGGTTAATGGGAGAGTGGGCAGAGAGAATTGTAGATGGGACTTTTACGGGCATCCACCCCCAAATACTCCCAAAGATGATTGGCAGTGGGATGTATGGAAGAAATATAAAGATATCTTATTAAGAGGGTTTAAAGGTTCCGCTAATTGGGGTATTCATTATGCGCTTGGACCTGATAGGTATGGACAGTTCTATTCTAATATGGATATAGCACTAGCTCCATTGGAACCTAATGATTTCAATGATTCTAAGTCTGAAATTAAGGTAGCTGAGTGTGGAAGGTATAATGTTCCCTTGATTGCTTCTAATGTTGGATCTTATGATGAATGGATTGTTAACGGAGAGACAGGATATTTAATTGATCCCACAAAAGGAGTTAGTGAGTGGACTAGAGTTTTATCTAAAGTGGCAAAAGATAAAAAACTAAGAGAGCGTATGGGGAATAATTTACGTCAACTTACCGACGAAAATTTTGATATGAATAAGCTCGTTGGAGAACGTCTTAAATTATATAAAAAACTCCTACAAAAGTAAAATGTCCAAAATCAAGCTAATTAGTGGTTGGTCTAACCCTGGAGGAGGAACCATAGCTCACATTGGTTTAGCAAATTTGTTGAATGACAATGGGTATGATTGTACTTTTTACGGTCCTCATAAGTGGCATATGGATAAATGTAAAGCTGATTCTTTAGATAAGTGTCTGCTTGGTCCTGATGATATTTTGATCAGTCATTTTATCAAGGTTCCCAATGAGGTTAGAGTTAAGAAGCATATTCTGTATTGCCATGAGAAAGATATTTTTCCACTTAAAGAGGTATCTTTATCGCAGTACGATTTTGTAGTATATGTGAGTAATTCTCAACGGTCTTGGCATGGAGTAAATCATCCTTTTGCTATTATTCCTCCTCTCGTTAAAAAGGTAAATTGGATAAATCCAAATAATGGGGTAGCAGGGGTAGTTGGGAGTATTGATAAAAATAAACAGACTCACGAATCTATTTACAGGGCTGTTAAAGATGGTTTCTCCAAAGTTAAGCTTTTTGGAGAAAATAACGATAGACTGTATTATGAAAACTTTGTCCGTCCCGCTTTAAGTGTGAAGGCAAAGGTTACTTTAGAAGGTCATGAGGACAATTCAGAAGCCATGTACTCGCAGATTAGTAAGGTGTATCACTCATCCCTTAGTGAAACTTATGGGCTTGTAGAGGCTGAATGTAAACTCTCTGGAATCCCTTTTGATGGACCTAGCAACGGACAAGAGATTTTAGGGGAAAAGGAGGTATTAGAACGATGGAAAAAAGTACTGGATCTGTAACAATACTATGCTCCACTTATAATTCAGAGAAGTGGATAGATGGTTACTTACAAAATATTAACAATCAAATTTTAGCAGAGTTTGATATTATTTTCGTAGATGCTAACTCAACAGATGGATCTCTACAAACGATTAAAGATGTTCAGTTTAGGAAAGGGATCAATAAAATCATTATTGAGTCTGACCAAAGAATTAATGTTTATCAAGCTTGGAATGAAGCTATAAAAAGAGCAAAAACTCCCTACGTCCTTAATTTGAATACTGATGATAGGCTTTATCCTACAGGACTGCTAACTTATTTAACTTATGCTAAGATACATCCAACTGTGGATATATTTTACGGAAGCTGTGTTGTTTGTGAGGATGTGGATCATCAAAATATAACAGGCATATTTCAATGGCCCGAGTATAGCCATGAAACTTTATTGAAA